AGTCCGGGTCGTAGACGTGCTGCCACGACTCAATGAACTCGCGCTCGTTGTCCAGTTCGAAGCCGAAGACGTTGAGGAACTGGCGCAGTCGGCCCTCCCGATAGCTCTGCTGGCCGTCCACCCAGCGGTAGTACGGCGGCACGTTCTCCCACAGGTGCTGGGCGTGTTGCAGGTTCCGAGGCAGAAGGCACGAAGACACCATCCCACGGACCCATTCGACCGGGCCCACCTTGAAGAACAGAGAATAGTGATACCACCGGCCAGCGGGAAGCTGCTCGTCCAACAGGATCGGGGGGTCCTGCACGACGCTGTTGACGACGAAGTCAGCATGCACCCGGCGGTACACCGTCGCCCCGTCATTGACCGTGGACGGCCGGCCGAAGGCCGAGCGCACCAGGGCCACCTCCAACCAGTCGTCGTTCGGCGCTGCGGGCCAGCCCCACTCGATCTGCACCGTGGAGTAGTTGATCGGGGCCACGTGCATGAGCGCCGTGCCAGCGATGGACGAGGCACCGGTGTCGGTACGCGGGTATCGCAGCGCCGTACTGACGGACTGGGCGATCGGGCCGATGTTGACCCACGCAGCGCCCTGTCGACGGATGACGTCTCCAACGGCGGCCGGCCGGGACGGGGGCGGCGGAGTACCGGGCGGTGTATAGGTCGGGATGGCCGTCGGCACCGGGCTGCCCACCAGCCACATGTCGCCTTCCACCGGGCCGGACGGCAGTGCCGTGGCGGCACCGGACAGCGTGCCCTTGAGTTGCGTCGAGCCCCGGACGTAGTCGCCACCCTCGACAGCGCCGTAGACCTGCCGCTGGACCTGGAAGGCCGGCCGGTCGTAGTTCTCAGGCCACCATTCGTCTGTCATGGGTCCACCAGATCATCAGTCGGGACCAGAGCGAGCACCCCGGCCAGCGCTGCGGCAACGCCGGATACCGCCGAGAACACCAGCGCCAGCATGCTCACGTGGGACACGAACGTGACCTCGTCCAGCCAGCCCTTCTTGATGGCCATCCACCAGATGATCACCGACCCGATCAGCATCACCATGTTGACGATGATCGAGGTGATGGCCACAGGTAGGGCGAGGCGGCGGATGAGTTCGATCATGTGTTGGGCAGACCACCGACTGCCTTGACCCACAGACCGTCGTGGGTCAACTCCGTCTCGTCCAGATCTGGGTAGTTCGCCGACGTCTCAACGACCTCGGTCGGCTCGATGCGCGGGATGAGCAACTCGTTGGTGGCGATGTCGTTCACCGGGCTGGAAGTGTCTGGTGTCGGCGTGAAGCGGATCGCTTCGAAGGCCACCCGATCGTTGTTCCCTGGCGGGGTGATCGTCGTGGCCGAGTCGAGCAGGGACACGAACAACCGGTACCACGTCGTGTTGTTGGTGATGTTGGTGATCACGAAGCTCTGCCACGAGCCCGGGGTGTCCACCGGGCGGTAGACCAGGTGGTCACCGATGTGCAGGTTGGCCAGGTTCGGCTGCACCGGGTTGTCCGACGTGGTCGACAGGGCGAACTCGGTCGGCGTAGCACTGTTACGCCGGTATGTCGCTGCCCCGGGGTCGGCTGTCGTGATAGTGCTCGTGCTGTGCCGCCAGTTGGCCACGACGGTGATGTAGGTATCGCCGTTGCCCGGGTCGGTGTCGTCTACTGGGGCCTCGGTGGCCAACCAGTCCAAGTCGACGTACTCCACGCCTTGCACGGCGAGCATCGCCCGGTAGAGCATGCCCTGGGACACCCGGTAGCCGAAGTCGACGGCGCTGAAGGCCAGCAACGAACGCAGCACGCTCTCCACCTGCAGGCGCACGGTGGTCCGGTTGTAGGCGTCCTGGACGTGGACGATCGCCTGGATGTAGACGTCCTGCCACAGTTCCTCGACGTCCAGCGGCTCGGGGTGCACCGAGGAGCCGATCATGATCTTGTCGCTGAGATACGTCTCGACGGTGTTGCACAGGCGTTGCATGTACGCCGTCGTGGCCTGGCCGTTGACCGGCGCCACACGCACGAACACGGCGGTGTACACCGTGCCGTAGGCCACGCTCTTGGCCACACCGGGCACCTGCATCGCCAGGTCGGCGTAGTCCAGCAGTGTGACAGCACGGTCCCTGATCCGGGTGCCACCACGACTGATCGTATAACGCATTGAATCAACCGTCTCGGGGTCGCTACCGCCGACGGGGGACTCCGGGTTGGTCACCTCCAGCCCGTAGATGTCGATGTCGGCCAACGGGGCGATGGTGTCGATGCCGTTGCCCGGCACGGCATTGGCCAGCGACCCGATGCCGTAGCGGTAGTTGATGAAGACCTCGGCGTTGACCGGCGGGATCCGCCCAGAGGAGTTGTCCCCGAAGACGATATGCGTGTATCCCGCCTCGTCCATGAACGTGGTGAACACCGCCTGCGTCGGCCGGGCCGAGGCCAGATGGTGGAAGCTCGTCCAGTCCACGACCTGGTAGCCCTCACGGGTCTGGACCTGCACGGTGCCGAAGATGACGCCCTTCTGCGGGATGACGAACTCGCTGTTGGGCACGCCCTGGCACAAGCCCAACGACTGGGCCTCGATGGTCAGCCCCTCGGTGGCAAAGGCCGTCACGGTCGTCCCCGGGTCGATGCTCACCTCGCCGTCCAGTTCGAAGATGACCATCTCGTCGGCACTGCCAGTGCTGTTGTACACCCGGGCACCCTTGGGCAGGGTGATCTTGGTGATCGTGCCCTCGTTGTCCGGGTCATCGGCCTGCAGGGTGAAGCTCAACTGCACCGAGGCTGCCTGTTGACCGATGGGTGTGTAGCCCATCATGTCTGCGATGTACAGGATCGACTGGCGGCGTACGGCGGTGCCGAGGAACGCCTCTGATGCCGTGCGGTCAATGTAGAAGTGCAAGACGTCGCCCATGTAGGCGAACAACTCCAACAGCAGCGTGCCGAAGTCACCGGCCTCACCGGCGGTCTGCCACTCGGGCATGAACCCCTTGGCCAAGCCCACCAGTTGGGTGCGAATGGCGACGAAGTCACGGCTGGTGTAGTCCAAGACGATCTTGGACTGTTCAAGTGCTTGATCGTCAAGGTCAACGACGATCCCCACATCAGACATCAATGCCTCCCAGGATCGATTGGCGGGCGAGGAACTCCGACGACGTTGGGATGGTCACCGATGTATCGGAGGCGTACAGCGAAGGTCGGTAGACGATGGTGATGTTCACCAGACCAGGTTGGCCCAGTTCGATGGAGCAGGAGCGGACGATGCACCGGTTGACCAAGCGCTCCAGCTTGGTCTTGAGCACCGCAGCGGCGTCACGGCGGATCAACTCATCGGAAGGATCGAACAGCGCCGCCTGGATGTCGCAGCCATAGCGCCCACGGAAGACACGCTCGCCCTGGTTGGTCATCAAGGCGTCGATCACCTCGCAGCGCACGATCTCCTCGTACCTGCTCGTCTCCTTGATGTGCCCCGACGGGTCGAGGTCGAATGGAAAGTTGATTGATCTCATGGCTGGTACCCCACTAGTGGTCCGCCGGGAAGCTTGTCACCATCAACGATCTTCCCGATGTTGCTGGGGGGCATGTACGTCATGGTCCCGGCCTTGGAGGACAGCCACCGGCCGTCATTGATCGACAGGGATGGCTTGGCCGCCGAGACGTCCGTCATCCGCCAGAACGGGGTGTACGTCGCCGTACTCACAGCGGCCTTCGATGAGGGGCGCACGAGGTACAGCATCGTCTGGTACTGCTGACGATCCATCTGATGGCTGGTGCCACGGACCAGCCACTTGCCGTCGTACTTGGCCTTGAGATACCGCCGGTTGGTGGTGATCACCTCGACGCACATCCCGGGAAAGATGTCAGCGTCGCCCCACGTGCGCGCCATGGCGCTCTGTTTCCAGGTGTCCAGGTCGGTAGATCCAGCCTCGATGTACGTAGCCGCCGAGCGGGAGTCCTCGATCACCGTGTCGGTGTTGAACTTGTAGCCCTTGAACTCACCGGGCTCGGTAGCCACCTGCACCGTGCCCTCGTTGAAGTAGCCGTACTTGCTGCCCAGTTGGGCCTTCTCCACCGTGGACACCTCCATCGGCTGGAACTCCAACAGTTGGCGGTCGGTGGTGTAGTCCTCCGGCGTGCCCATGTACAGCCGGGCATAGCTACCCGACTCCTGGAACAGCTTCAACGGGTCATAACACAACAGGCAGCCGTAGCGCTGCCACAGCCGCCAGCCGATCTTGCTGGTCAGCTTCTGTGCCATCGTCCAGTCCGTCTCTTCGGTCTGCGCCAGAGCCTTCCATAGGTAGGTATGGGGATGTCCGTAGAAGCCGAGCCCATCCTTGCCGGCCAGTTCGCTGACCGCCGAAGGCACGCTCCTGCGTGACCAGAACTGCGGCGAGCCCTGGAACATCGCCTTGGTCGCCCCGAAGATGACCATGGAGAACGTCAGCGCACCGGTGGCGCCGCCGGACTTCTCCTCCACACTCATGATGTAGCCGGCGAACGTCTCGGCCCTCGGGGCCACGCCCCAGTAGAAGCTGATCGGCTGGTCGACCAGGTCATCGGTCGTCTCCAGCGTGGACGAAGTGACCGTCACCCGGGCCTCGTCGTGCTGGCCGTCCGTGGACACCACGGAGGCCTCGACCACGCTGACGTCCATCGACACCCCGTTGAGCTTGAAGCGGCTCATCGGGACGCTGCCCCGGGTGGAGCGGGTCTTCTGCTGTTGGGTATCTGCGACGCTCATGTTGCTGGCGGCACACGGATGAAGTCACCCATGCTCAGGTCGAGGGGATACCACAGGCTGGGGTTGTTCTCTGCGATCTCGTGCCACCGCTTGGGGTCGGCAAGGAACTTGAACGCCAGGAACTGCATCGTCTCGCCGTCCTTGACGTAGTACTCCTGGGACTGGACCGGCTCATCGACCAACGTGGCGACGCGGTACAGCGTCTCCCTGTTGACGATCACAATCTTCAGGTTGGGGGCGTCGTCTTGTAGGTACGGGTTGCCGTACCTGTTGTACACATGCGCCTGGGTGAAGACGTGCTCGGCGTCCTCATAGCGAGAGCCTGGTGTGATCACTGTGGCCCCGATGCTCCGTAGTTCGTGGTGCCCACACTGTCACCGCTACCGGTGTACGGACGGAAGGCACCGGTGTAGGTCGAGGCGAACTCGTCGGGCTCGATAGACGACGCACCGACACCCCTGGTCGGTGATTGGGCGGCGTAGATGTACATCGTGCTGTCACCCGCCGTGTCCCGCCAGTCATCGAACCAGGAGACGTGGTTGGAGTCCCGCTCCCTGGCGTTGATCCGGTACAGCAGATCCCCCTTGGCCAGCAAACCGAGGTATGGCCTGATCGCCTTGGCCCTCTCTGCTGGTGACTTGCTTCCATCTGCTTCGAAGAGGATCTTGCCTTTGCTGCCGGTGTTTCCGCCAGCCTTGATCTTTTCCCACATCCCAGCACAAGCGGTCTGCCCCGACCACTTCATCGTCGGAGCGGCATAGTTCAGGTCGGCAAAGGCCCGGTAGACCAGCCCAGAGCAGTCCGCCGCCTTCCACGTCGAAGAGCCGTGGAGATACTTGGTGCCGTTGGCCGCCACCTGATCTTTGGCGTACTTCAGGATCCCCTCGTTGATCGTGCGCGACGATTGGTTGGCCAGCCTTTGCCCGGCGATGATCGCCGGGCTGACGTCGCCTGCCACCGGAACTTCTTCGCTGCCTCCACCGCCGCCACCAACCGCACCGGAGACGAGGCCGCCGATCCACTCGATGACCTGTGCCTGCCAGATGAGGATCTGCTCAACCGAGAGGTGATACGTCTCTTCGATCTCGGAGTACGGGATGGTCGCTGCGGTGACCGCCTCCTCCTTGACGTACGGCGTCATGTCCTTGAGCGGGCCGAAGTACGTCACCCGCATGGTCAGATCGATCTGCATGCGGGTCGGCACCATGCGGTGGGTGAACTTGGTGAAGCTGATCCGGGCGTTCGACGGTCGACCCTGCACGGTGATCTGCGGGCTGAACACCACGGTGATGTCCCGAGGGTTGACCATCATCACGCCGTTGTCCGGCAGTGTGCCGTTCATAGCGTTGGGATCAGTCGTCGGCACGACGTTGCGGACCACCAGGTCGAAGTACTGGTAGTCCACGAAGACACCTGGGTTGGAGGCGATGACCGCCTCCTCCTGGCGGTCGAAGAACAGCGTGAAGTTGAAGTCCATGTACGAAGGCGGCGCCACGAGGTTGCCCGACTGGAACACCGTGTTGAACGGATCGAGCGCCCCCTGGTCGAGGTAACTCACGTAGTCGCGAGTGATCTGCTCGGGGTTGTACATGAAGTAGAGCCGGGACATCGAGGCGATGTCTCCGATGTCGGACTCCGAACGGCGGATGAAGCCACGCAGGATGCGTGCCGGGGAAGCGCCGGACTGGGCGCCGGACATCAGCCGTCCGGCGGCACCGGAGAGGAACGGTGGGTTGGTCCAGATGTTGCCGGGCCCGCCGGCCTCGCTGCTGTTCAGCCACTCGTAGGCCAACTGCTGCTCGATCACCGTACGATCGAGGCCGCCGACACCCTCGACCCACTGGGAGGGCACATCGGCACGGTTGTACAGCGGCGAGCCCTTCCAGCCGTAGCTGTTGAACGACAGCGCTGTCGGGCGGAACCTGTTGACCAGGCCGGGGCCTTGGCTCGGCATCAGTTGTACCTCGACATGCGTTGGGCCATCTGGCTCTCCAGTGCGTCAGCGATCTTGCGGACATCGACACCGCCGGCGGTGCTCTGCTGCGCCTGCACGGTGAAGTGGTTCTGGAACACGGTGACACCACCACGGCTGCCGCCGGAGGGGATGTTGTAGCCGACGTCGAACTCAGCGTCCCCAACGCCGGCCTGCTTGATCGCCTCCCGGGCAATGGCCTGCTTGGACTCGGTGCTGTACAGCGCCGGCATGCCCTTGTACGGGCCCCAGTCGTAGAACGGGTCCCTGCCACGTGAACGTTGGCCCTCAGTCATCAAGTAGGTGGCGTGCATGCTCGTGTCGGGGTCGAACAACTGCTCGTTGGCACTGATCCCGAACCACCTGCGCCGCTCTGGGCCGAGCGTGTCGATCATGTTGATCTGCGTCAGGCCGTAGCTCTTGTCCCGGGTCCCGGCGTTGCCGTTGTAGGCGCGGGGGTCCCAGTCCGACTCACGCCCGGCGATCGACACGATGGTGAACAGATCGTTGCCACGGAACCCGGCGTTGAAGGCCGCCTTGGCCACCACGGCGGCACGGGTGACAGCGTCCGGGCTCACCGGCCCGCCGGGCAAGGTGCTGCCGCTGCCTCCACCGCCTCCGCCACTGCCAGGAGTGACGACGCCAGTGGGCAGGCCCGTCTCGCCGGACTTGAAGAAGGCCTCCGTGGCCCCGACCATGGTGCCGTAGACATCACGGAACTTGAGGTTGTCCAGGTTGGCGTTGGGAGTGGCGAAGATCGACAGGAGCGCCTTGAGGATCCCGGACGTGCCGATGGCGATGCCCTTCATCTGAGCGTCGGGGTCGTTGCCGCCCAGGCCCGTGAACGAAGAGAACAGGCTCTTGATCATGTCGAGGAGCCCCGAGCCTGACGAGGCCCTGACGTCGAAGGTAGTCGAGCCCTCGATGTTGTCCGCCGGATCGACGCTGCTGCCCGGAGGGTCACCCAGGCCGACGTGCCACGGCTCGCCGGCGCCCATGCCCGACTTGAGCCCGAACTTGCCGGCGTTCTTCACGATCCAGCCGTACTGCGAAGCCGGGCCGAGATCGGCGGCCATACCCCGGGTATGGGCGGAGGGCTTGCCGGAGACGCGGCCGACGCCCTTGCGCTTGAGCGTCTGCTGCTTGGCCAGGTCCCGGTGGCCTGAGGTGATACTCAGGTTTGGGTTGGCCCTCATCATCGCCTTGACCCGCTTCGACATGTCCGGGTGCATCCCGGCGGTCCCGCTCGTGCCCAGTGAGCCGTAGTCACCGACGTCCCCGACATCACCGCTGTCCAGGCCGAGCTTGTCGGTCCACTTCTTCAGGTCGTCGGCAAACATGCCGCCCCAGCCCAAGATGCCTGCACCGGCGGCACCGATGTTGGTCCGCTCGGCGGCGGACATCAGCAGGTCACGGATCTCGTCGGGCAGGTACTGCAGGAACGACAGCGGGCCCGAAGACAACGCTCCGGGCATGATCTGGCCGATCATCTGTCCGAGCAGTTCGTTGAACCACCGGTTCGACTGCTCCATGTTGCCGTACATCCCGGAGAGCTTGCCGCCGAGGCTGAAGCTCTGCCGGGTGGCCACGTTGCCGGCCGCCAGTCGTTGATACACCGGGTTCTGCTGGGTCACCTGCGGTGCTGCTGCACCCTGTTGGAGGATCGCCTCGCCACCAGTCGAGCCCGTCTGGCTGGCCTTGCCCAGGGCGTAGCTCCAGAAGTAGTCGCGCATGTCCGGGGGCACACCGTTGGCCGTGAACCAGGCGTCCATGTTGGAGCCCGGGAAGTTCTGGCTCATCAACTCGCCATAGTTGAACGGCTTGCCCCGCTTGGCTCCGGGACGCTGGTTCATGAACCACTTGAGGATGCCCTCGGACCACTCGCTGATCGACTTGGCCCTGTTCCCGGCGCCGATCATCGAGAACGCCCCGCCGGTGAGGAAGGCGCCCTGCTGCTGGGCTCCAGTGTTGGCCAGGAAACCGCCGACCGTGCCAGCGATCTGGGCGACGTCGGCACCGGGGTTCATCAACTGGCCCTGGCGCACCGACTCCAGGTAACCGGCGGCACGTGGTTGGTTGCTCCGTGTCGACTCAGCGGCACCGGGAAGCTGGGAGTACGTGAGCCAGTCAATTCCGGCACCGACCTTGCCACCGATGCCCATCAGGGCTAGCAGGTCGGACGGGTTGCCACCCATGACCCCGCCCATCTGCTTGGACAGCATGCTGAGGATGCCCTGCATGTTCGTGTTGGTGGCGAAGGACTGCATGCCCAGGGCCTGGCCCGAGGCGGTGACCACGTTGCGGTTGTTGGCCAACTGGGCCTGGATGAACCGGGCCGGGAAGAGGAGCATGTCGTGGACCAGGCCTTGGTTGGCCTGACCGAACAGCGTGCTGGCGAAGGAGCCGCTGTTGCTGCTGCCACCGCCGCCGCCGCCCGAGGTCGAAGATGAGCCGCCGGAGGTGGCCGCCAGCCCGTTGAGGCTCTTGGTGATGCTGCCGACGGCGTTGGTGAACCCGGCTGCCGACGACTGGATCTTGGCCATCGTCTGCTGCAGGTTGTCGAGGGCGCCCTTCAGCTTGTTGACCGAGGCCGTGACCTGCTCTAGGCCGAGGTCGGGGATCTTGAAGGAACTGCCGACGAAGTTGTGCGCCCCTCCGGCGTCCGGTTCACCTCTTCCCGTGTCAGACACGTCTACGTTCCCTCTTCCACTTGATCATCTTCAGCCAGTACTCCCGCTGGCGGGAGGACATCTCTCGTATCTCACTCAGCGGCCAGCCCATGTACTCCGAGGCGATGACTTCGTAGTCGAGGTACAGCCGTCGCTCGTCAGGGGCGAAAGAGATCGCCCCATCCAAGGGAGATTGTCTGCTCCTCTCTGCACACGGCGCAGTTGATGGTCAGGTCCAGGCTGACCGTCGGCTGACGCTCCATCAGTAGGTCCAACAGCGACGTGCGATCACGCATCGGCAAGCCCCGGGCGTACTCGATCGGGTTGACCACCAACTGGCCGTCGACGGCCTTGATGCACCGAGAGAGGATGATCGTGTTCTGCTCAGCAGGGCTGGCGCCCTTCTTGTTCAGCGCCTCGATCTGGTCCGAGCCGATCGCCGGCCGGTAGGTGATGATCTGGCCTTTGGAGGTGTGATAGCTGAACTCCGTGCCAGCGGCGCCCTCGACCTCCTTGGGCTTGAAGTCCTCGGAGATGACGATCGTCAAGTCCTGCTCCTCGTTGCACGCTGGACACGTGTACTTGAGGACCTTCTCGTCGCCGTAGGT